AATGAAATAACTATAACAAACGACGCGCCTGATACAGGTATACCGGCTGTTATTTCTGATGGTGCTGCTACTCCAACTTTATCTTTAGCTACCAATGTTACAAAGACTATGGTTAGATCAGCTATTGATGCCGGAACAATGAATAGTTTTACAGTATCAGCTGACACTAATACAGCGGCAACCAGTATAAGCAATGGTGATACATTATCTATATTAGGTGGAACAAATTGTGACACTGTTTCAAATCCAGACGGAACCATTACAATAAACGCTACAGACAATAATGATAACACAACATATACTATAGGTATACCAGCTAATACAACTAAATTAAGGCTTACAGGGTCTGATAGCTCAACAGATGATGTAGAGTTTGTAGGTGGTGGTATAACTACTGTAAGTAGAACAAACGCGAGTAAATTTACTATAACTTCTACTGAAGCAGACACATTAGCTACTGTTACTGCTAGAGGAGCTACTACAACTACTAAATCTTATTTTAACGGTGATTTAGAAGTTAAAAACGAAATAACAGTATCAAAAACTGATGTAAACACACCTGGTAAAATAACCATTAATGGTAATACAGATGCAACTTTACAATTAAAATCAGAAGATACAGCTTTAGCTCCAAACGAAACTTTAGGTGTTATAGAGTTTTATGGAAGCGATGGTACATCACCTGGTGCAGGTGTTAAATCTTCTATACGTGCTAGAAATGGAGATCAAACTGGAGGAACTGGAAATAAAAGTAATTTAATATTTGCTGTAAGTCCTGGTAACGCAGCTAATAATACGGAAAAAATGCGTATTAATCCAACAGGATCTATAGCTTTCAATGGTGCTACAAATTATGGAACATCTGGGCAATTACTACAATCAAATGGTGATGCATCTCCAACTTGGGTAAATGCACCCACAAGTGGGGTTACAGGCTCTGGAACAACTAATACTGTTCCAAGATGGGCTTCTAGTTCGAGTTTAGGCGATGGTCCATTAACTTTTAGTCAAAACGCAACTGGAACTTGGGAAAGCGCTGACACTGTAATGGGTGGTAGACTTACAGTTGGAATCGAAGGAACTAATTCTGTTGGTTCACGTATCGCAATTAGTGCACCTACCGGTAACGAAGCTTATTTATATTTTAATTCTTCTGTACCTTCAGTTCCAGCTGATACTAGAACATATTCAATGGGTATTGATGCTAGTGACAGTAGAAATTTTAAATTTACTCAAGGCAATAGCCCTTCTAATGGTAATGAAAGAGTTATTATTGAAGGTGGATCAAATAATGGTGTTGATAACAATATATATCTTAAAGAAGGTTACGTAAAAATACAAGGAACAAATGATGAAGGAGGAGTTCTTATGATAGGTCAAAGCTCTACTAGCACAAACGAAGCGTGTATTATTAATATGGGTAATGTAAATCATGAAATGGATTCTCATATTTTAATGCGTTCTAAAGATACAGGTACACCAGCTTGGCAAAATTGGATATTTGGTTTAGACTATAATGATAAACATTTTAAAATAGGTGATGGTGTTGTTTTAGGTGGAAATAATACTTATTTAGATATAGATCCTTCTGGAAACGTAGGACTTGGAACTGAATCACCTAGCGGTAAATTCCATGTTAAAGTCGGCACATCTACACCACTTATTGTAGCAAGTAGTAGTTGGTGTAACAACGTAGGTATAAGAACTACTACACCTACTACAAGTCTTCAAGTAAAAGGTAACGTTTCTTATAGTTATGCAAATTATACTAATGTGGCAAATACTTGGATGAATGTAATTAGTATGGCAGGTTATCCAACTGGCTTATATCAAATTAGTATAATTAAAAAGACAAATGCTTCTACTTACGTTACAGCTATAATAAAATGGGATAACTCTGGATCAGGATCAGGCACTATAGCTAATACTATAACATCAAATCAATTAGCCGTAAGCTTTAACAACACAACAACATTACAAGCTATATCAGGTATTTCAACCGGTACACTGATGTCAGCTAACTTACAATTATTAGTAACAAACGAAGACTCTTGTAGTTAAAATAAATTAATAAACTAAAACAATAAAAATGGCAATTACTTACAAATGGATAATTAATCAAATGGATGCACATATTCAAGCAGAAGGCGAGGATAATGTAATCTATACAGTACATTGGACTTATTCTGGATCAGAAGAGTCTGGAGGTCAAGAATATTTAGCTAGCCAAATAGGCGCTCAAAGTTTTACTTATGTAGCTGGCGAACCTTTTACACCTTATGAAAACACGGAAGCTTTTGAAAATGTAGTAATCGGATGGCTTGAAGATGCTTTAGATGTAGCTTCTATGGCTAAATCAATTGAAGATAATATCAAGCTTCAAATAACACCAGTAAATGAAATGTTATACTTTACTTGGCAAAACCCACCAATTCCACCTGTTGAATCAGAAGAATAGTGTAAGTTTTGTAAAAAACAAGTGATACTATAATTAAACCTATATCACTGTGGTAGTGATATAAACCAAAATAATGTTTAACCAATTAAAACCAAAAAACGATGACTTATTTTTATTCGTTGACCTCTTCAATGGGTCAACCCAAAACACCACAAATTTCAGAAGAAACTATTAAAGCTTGGAAGCACTTAGCTGAAAAGAAAAACTGGAGAATAGTTCAGTTACCTAATGGTTATTTTCAAACCGAGTACAAAGACCCCAGCTGTGATTGTAACGAAGACGAATGTTGCGACAGATGGTTCGATGTAACTAGACGTGAAACTTTAGAATCAGCTGAGGCTGCTATCGATGGTAGTGTTGATCACTATCAAAAGAAAGTGGACTTTATTAAAGGACCTAAAGTTGTCAAAACATTCAAATAATACTAAATCAAATTAAATTAAATTAAATTATGTCAAATGCAATTGTAAAAAATCTGAACTTTGGTTCGGATGCTAAAAACAATGTGTTTGCTGGTATTACGAAACTTACACAAGCTGTTAGCTCCACATTAGGAGCTAGCGGTAAGTGTGTTATTCTAGAGGATACAACTGGCAAACCGATTATTACCAAAGACGGTGTAACAGTAGCGGAATCAATAACATTGTTAGATCCAGTTGAAAATATGGGTGCAACGTTATTAAAAGAAGCTGCTAAAAAAACAGTTAGTGAAGCTGGTGATGGAACAACAACAGCAACTGTTTTAGCTCACGCTATATTAGAAGAGGCTTATAGAGTTATGAATAAAGAAAACTCTAGAGAAATAAAAAAAGGTATTAATAAAGCTGTTAGCGCTGTCATAGATTATTTAGATAATATATCAACTCCAGTCAAAGACGATATGATTGATCAAGTTGCTACAATATCTACGAACAATGATCCTATTCTTGGTAAAATTATAGCTGATGCATTTAGATCAGTTAACCAAACAGGTGTTGTAATGATGGAAGTTTCAGATCTACCAGAAACAAGATTTGAAACAATAGATGGTATACAATACAATAGAGGATTAAAAAATATACATTTTATTACAGATCAAGCTACAAAAACTGCTGAATTAGATAATCCTTTGGTTTTATTAGTAGAGTCTGAAATAGAAAATGTAAGAAAAATACAAAACGTACTTGAATACGTTATAAAAAATAATAAATCTTTACTTATTATAGCTGATGTAGATCAACAAGTTATGTCTGCTTTAGCTATGAATAAAATAAAAGGTAATATAAAAGTTAATGTTATTGATGCACCTATATATGGTGTTAATAAAAAAGAAACATTAAATGATTTAGCTTTGTTAACTGGAGCTACCATTATAAATGAAGACTTAGGTGATGATATAGATTTAATAGGTCCAGAACAACTAGGTCAATGTATAAAAAGTATAAGTAATCAACAAGAAACAATAATTCACGTTGGTGAAACATCTGAAGAAGTCAAAGGTTTAATAGAAGAAATAAAAAAGAAATTATTATCAACTAAAAATCCTAATGAAATAATACAACTAGAAACTAGATTAGCTAGATTATCAGGTAAGGTTGCTGTTGTAAAAGTTGGTGCTAATTCTGAAGTTGAATTACAAGAATTAAAAGATAGAGTGGAAGATGCTATATGTGCAACTAAAGCTGCTATTAAAGAAGGTATAGTTCCAGGTGGTGGTATTGCATTGTTAAATGCTTCTCAAAAAATTAAAACATTAACTCCTGGTGAAAACATACTTCTTAAAGCTGTTAAGGCGCCGTTTAAGACAATATTAAACAATGCTGGTATAGTTAATTATAAAACATCTAAAACTGAAGGTGAAGGATTAGATGTTGTTACAGGAAATATGGTAAATATGATTGAGTCAGGGATTATAGATCCTTTACTTGTAACTAAAAGTGCTTTAAAAAATGCAGCTTCTGTTGCTACCACTATTTTATCAACCGATTGTGTAATCAATAATCTTAGAATAGATGAAAGCAATAGGTAAAAATTTAATAGTTAAAATAAACAAACAAGGTGTCTCTGAAACAAAAGGTGGCCTTTTTTTAGCTGAAAAACAACGTGAAGATATAAGATATACTGAAGGTGTTATAGTTTCAGCTGGTAGTGATGTAACTGGAATAAAGCAAAATGATGTTATTTATTTTGATAAAAATAATTCTCATCAAATAGAAATAAAAAAAGAAATCTACACTGTGGTTCATGTTAACCATGTTGTGGTTGTGTTATGAGACTAGAAGCTTCTGATATTAGAGATTTAAATCTTTTAAAACATTATAGAATAATCAGAAAGTGGGCTTGTAAAAATAACAACTTAAATGATGCGGATTTAGAATTACTTATATATTTCGATTGCATGGGTCTTTTTACTAAAGAAGATTTTAAAATCGGTACTTATTCTTATAGCTGGGACAACAGACGCTGGAACAGATTGTTAAAAGAGGGTTGGATAATCGTATGGAGAAAACATAATCGTACAACTCAAAAATACAACATATACAAAGTTTCTTTCAAGTGTAAACAGCTCATAAGTAGAATGTACCGAATTATGCTTGGAACAGAGGATATACCAACCTCATTACATAGAAATAAAATAATGAAAGGTAAAACCTATATAGACAAAGTAATGATTACGTCTATAAATAATGTTAATAAAGATAAAAACAGATAATCATGGCAAAAAAAGAAAAAAAATCAGAGGTAAAAGAATTATCTCCAGTTGAAAAAAAGATTAGCAAATTAAAAGCTATTATTAAAAAACTAGAATCTAGTAAGTAATGGAAAAAATGGATGAAAGGATTGAGGACTCTATGTTTGAAATAAAAAACAATTTTATTTCACCAAAAGATCAAATATCAATGAGTACTAAATTTGATACTAAAAACATAGATAGATCAGGTAAGCCTATGATTTCAAATCCTGATATTCAAACTGCTGGTTTATTTCCTCCATTAGGAACTCCAGATATAACACCTAGAAAAAATCTAGACAGTAATCAGTTTAAAATATAAATTATGAGTAAAAAAGGACAAGTTGGTGCAGATGCTACATGGGGTGGACCTCATTCACCTTCAAATTTAGCAAAAGGTAATGCAAGAAATAAAATGCAAGTTTCAAAGTATCCTTGTGATTATAAAGCTGGACCAATAAGCAGTATTGCTAAAGGCTAGTAAAATTTCACTAAAATGAGTGATAGAATAAGTGAACACATCTCGCTTAAAGAAGGAATTAAATCTCACACAGCTACTAGGCTTGGTATTGATAATACACCTAGAGAAATAGATTTAATTAACATGAAAACTATTGCAGAACAAGTGTTTGAACCTCTACGTAAATGGGTGGGTGGTCCAATTGCTATTAATAGTTTCTATCGCTCACCCCAACTCAATTCTGCTATTGGCGGAAGTACAACCTCTCAACATTGTATTGGTTGCGCACTTGACCTAGACGATAACTATGGTTATAAAACTAATGCAGAAATGTATGAGTATATAAAAAATAATTTAGATTTTGATCAGATTATTTGGGAATTTGGTACAGATGAAAACCCTAATTGGGTACATGTAAGCTACGTATCTGAAGATGCTAACAGAAGAAGATGTTTACAGGCTTATAAAGAAAATGGTAAAACAAAATATAAAGTAATATAATGGCTTATACACAAAATAACTCTCCTTTTGCTAAAAAGCATAATGGACCTGCTATAACAGAAAAATCATACGAAAAACAAAATCGTAAAATGAGATCTGATTACACTAAAGAAACTGGTAAAAAACTAGGTAGTAGACAAACATCTGGTACTAGCTCTAGAAGAGTTTCTTTTGCTTGTAGGTTTGGTGGTATGGCCGGTTCTTTAAAAAATAAAAAAGGTGAGCCAACTAAATTAAAAATGGCTCTTAAAAAATGGGGCTTTGGTAGTAAAGAAGCTGCAAAGAACTTTTGTAATAAAAACAAAAAAAAATAAAAAAAAATGATTAGAAATTATTACACTGACTCTTACAAGTCTGCAATAGCTGTAACACCGAGTGATACACTATTAATAGATGGTAGAACCAAAGCAACAACACCTATAGGGTCTTGGAAGCAATATAACTTATATATAGGTAATTCACCAACTACATTACCAGTAACAACAACAACTAACAATAATACTGTTTCAAACTCTGTTAATGTAAGTTTAAAATCACCAAACCCACAAATTAAAGTGGGTATGAGAGTTACAGGTGCTGGATTACCAGACGCTGGATTATTAGTAGCAACAGTAGTAGACGCTAGTAATTATACTTTATCTCAAGCAGATAGTATAGCTGCAGACGCTACATTGACATATAGTTATGACACAGAAGCAAGTATTAAAGTACATACTATCAACGATGAAGTAATTACGTTTACTAAACCTGCTCAAGGATTTGTATTACCAGTTAGTGTAGTTCAAGTATATAGTACTGGTACAAGCGGTGGTGTCTTAGATATAGTCGCTTTAAGTTAACAACAATCAACAATCAACAACCAACAATCAAAAAAAATAATCATGGGAAAAAAAGGAAAAACAATGGGTGGTGGAATGCCAGGACCAGGGAAATCAATTATTTCAGGAAGTCATGGAGCCGGTAAATACGGGCAACCACATAAATTTTATGGAAAAGCTGCGGCTAAATACAAAGGGCCACACAAAGAATTAGTAGGTGATCAAAATCAATTACCACAGGAGTTACAAAATGCTATAAAAGCTGCTCCAGGTAAATATGGTATGTCACAAGATCACAAAATGGCATACGATAGAAGTGAAATATCTAGATTAAAAAAAGATATTCATTATGATGATGTAAAAAAGAAAGGTATGGGCAAATACAAAAGCGATGCTCAAAGAAAAGCTGTTCACGCTAGCAAAGCTGAGCAAGGGCCTGGTAAAATGAAAAAAGACAAGCAAAAAATATCTAAATTACAAGACGATGTTTTAGCTGGTTCAGCAAAATATAGTTGCGGAAAAAAATAATAATAACAACAATCAACAATCATTAACAAAAATCAAAAATCAAAATTATGGCAAAATTTATCTCAATTCATTCATCTGGAGCAGGGCTTGCAGGTGGTGACATCTTAGTTAACGCTGACTTATCAACAGGAGTTGTAGCAGCTTCAGGAACTTCAACTGTTATTTATTTAGCAGGTGGTGCAGCTGGTGACTTAGCTACTATTACGCACACATCAACAGGAACAGTTCCTTCAGTAAGAGATGCAATTATTTATGCATTAACTGCTAACCCAGGTGGTATTAAAGCAAAAGTTTCTTTACCATCAGGAATAGAAGTTTCATCAGTAGTATTCTCTTAATAATTAATTTATGATAGCTACAGGGTTTATGCCCTGTGGCTTTCATTATTAAGTATGGCTTTTAAAATTAAACCATTTTACACTTTAGACAATGCTTCTATAGTACATATGCCTATGGAAGAAAATGTTATGGGTAGAGCTGATAAAAAAGGTAATATTCTTATAAATAAAGATTTAAAAAATCCTAAACATATAGAAGATACTATAAATCATGAGCAAGTTCATATAGATCAAATGAAAAGAGGTGAACTTTATTATGATGATGAAGCCGTTTATTTTAAAGGTAAAAAATATTTAAGAAAAGAGTTTGACGAGTCAAACAGAAATTTACCGTGGGAAAAACCCGCATATAAAGCAGGATAATTATGTCTAAACCTAAAAAAAAATTTAAAGAAACTAAAGTCGGTCAATTTTTACTAGGTAAATCAGGTATTATAAATGTAATAGGAGATATATTACCCGATCAAGGTGCACTAGGTATGGTTAAAAACCTTATAGATAAAGATGAAGATCTACCACCACAAGACAAAGAAACTGCATTAAAATTATTAGAACAAGACATGACTGAGTTACAAGAGGTTTCAAAGCGTTGGGACAGCGATATGAAATCAGATTCATGGCTTTCAAAAAATACACGACCAATGACATTAATATTTTTAACAATATCTCTTGTTATTTTTATTTTGTTAGATGGTTTCGATATATCCTTTGGTATAGATACCGGATGGATTGACTTATTAAAATCACTTCTTATAACCGTTTATGTTGCCTATTTCGGTTCAAGAGGTGCAGAGAAATTTAAATCAATAGGCAAGTAATCAAATTTAATTAAAATGAATATTAAAAAAGACCAACTAGAAAAAATTCAAAACTTTCAAAAAGACTTAAACAAGTTATTAAATGAAGTAGGATTTTTAGAAGCCCAAAAAACCGCGGTATTATCTAAGTTCCATGAAGTTAACAAACAAACTGAAGACTTTAAAAAAGAACTAGAAGAAGAATACGGATCGATTAATATCAATCTTGAAGACGGTTCTTACACTCCTATCGAAAAAGAAGAAGAAGAAGTTAAGGAGTAATGTCATCTGTTATTAGAAAAATCAGCATCGGATCTGATTATAAAACTGATGCGATGCATTATTCTTTGTCTCAATCTGTATATGGAGGTCACACTATTTCCAATATAATCTTTGATACAAAAGATAATTCTTATAACATTTACATTAAAAAAAACAACGAGGTATTGCCATGGAAGAAATTTAATTCTAACATGGCTATATCCGTTGAGTATGATTTAGAGTATTAATGAAAAGCATTTATGATTTTATCGTTGAACCATTAGGTCAGCGATATAATAATGAAGTTAAGGTAGGTGACAAAAGCCTAATAATTAACACTAAGCTTGAAAGTTTTAAATCTGTAAATAATATAGCAAAAGTTATTGAAGTTCCTTTAGCATATAAAACATCAATTAAAAAAGGTGATAAAGTAATGATACATCATAATGTTTTTAGAAGATTTTATGATATTAGAGGTAACGAAAAAAATAGTAAATCATATTTTAAGGATAATTTATATTTTGTTCAACCTGATCAAATATATCTTTACAAAAATAAAAACAAATGGATATCATTTGGTGATAGATGTTTTGTAAATCCAATTAGAAATAATGATAAAATAAACGCTAATTTAGAAGAAAGCCTTATTGGTATATTAAAATATGGTAATAATGCGTTAGAGATGCTAGGAATAAGCGAGGGAGATCTTGTAGGTTACAAACCTTACGGTGAATTTGATTTTTTAGTTGATGGTAAGCGTTTATATTGTATGAAATCAAATGATATTGTAATTAAGTATGAACGTCAAGGAAACGAAAAAGAATATAATCCAAGCTGGGCACAGAGCAGTTGAAGAATTAATTAAAGTAGCTAAAGAAGCTATTGTTGATTCTGATGATGATATATCAGCTGATAGGTTAAAAAATGCAGCAGCTACTAAAAAGTTAGCTATATTTGATGCTTTTGAAATACTTAATCGTATTAAAGAAGAAGAAGATATGTTAAACGACAAACCAAAAGAAGAAAAGAAAAAAGAAGCTTTTGGTGGTTTTGCAGAAAGAAGATCTAAGTAATGTATAAACAAACTTTATATAAAGTAATTGATCACATAAAACCTCATGTAATAAAAAGATTAAATAAATCTAAAAAATGGGAGTATGGTTATAATAAAGAACATGATGTTGTTGTTATATCTAAAACTGGTCAAATAAATGAAGTTTACGAAATACAAAATTTAAAAATAGCATTACCAAAAGAAAAAGATGTTAACAAGGATTATAATAAATGGCAACCGCACGAATATCCTAAGGCATTAAAAAAAATTAAAACAATATTTGACTGGAAACAATATCCGGATGATTTTAAAGAAAAATGGTATGCATATATTGATAGAGAATTTGCCAGACGCCACGAAGGTTATTGGTTCAATAATAAGGGTAAAGCTACTTACATTACTGGCACTCACTATATGTACCTGCAGTGGTCCAAGATTGATGTTGGGCAAGCAGACTTTAGGGAAGCAAACAGATTATTCTTTATATTCTGGGAAGCTTGCAAAGCAGATCACCGTTGCTACGGAATGTGCTACCTCAAAAACAGACGGTCTGGTTTTTCATTCATGGCATCAGGCGAAACTGTCAACCTTGCCACTATCTCTAGTGATGCTAGATACGGTGTCTTATCAAAGTCTGGGGCTGATGCAAAGAAAATGTTTACCGATAAAATCGTACCCATTTCCGTCAACTACCCGTTTTTCTTCAAGCCTATTCAAGACGGTATGGACCGACCAAAAACAGAACTTGCTTATAGAGTTCCCGCTAGTAGATTTACAAGGCGTAAACTAGATAGTAATGAGCAACTTGAAGAACTTGAAGGATTAGACACAACTATTGACTGGAAAAATACAGGTGATAATAGTTACGATGGTGAAAAATTAAAATTACTTGTGCACGATGAATCTGGTAAGTGGGAAAAACCCGACAATATATTAAACAACTGGAGGGTTACAAAAACTTGTTTACGATTAGGTTCTAGAATTATTGGTAAGTGTATGATGGGATCAACATCAAACGCTTTAGATAAAGGAGGTAGAAACTATAAAAAATTATATGATGACTCAGATGTTACCAGAAGAAACCGCAATGGGCAGACTAGCTCGGGATTATATAGCTTGTTCATACCTATGGAGTGGAATTACGAAGGATACATTGATTCTTATGGGTTACCTGTCTTCGAGACACCCAAAACACCGAAAAAAGGACCTGATGGGTTTCCAATAGAAATAGGTGTTATAGAGCATTGGGAAAATGAAGTTGAAGGTCTTAAAGATGATCCTGATGCGCTTAATGAATTATATAGACAATTTCCTCGTACCGAAAAACATGCATTTAGAGATGAGACTAAACAATCTTTATTTAATCTAACTAAAATTTATGAACAAATAGATTATAATGAAGATTTAAAGCATTCAAATGTTATTACTCAAGGTAATTTTCAATGGGTAGATGGGATTAAAGATACAAGCGTACAATTTGTTCCAAGTAAACAAGGTAGATTTTATGTGTCATGGATACCAAACAGAAACCAGCAAAATAGAATTATTATTAAAAATGGTAGAAAATATCCTGGTAATGAACACATGGGGGCTTTTGGATGTGATAGTTATGATATATCTGGAACTGTTGACGGGAGAGGATCAAAAGGATCATTACACGGGTTAACAAAGTTTAGCATGGAGGATGCACCTCCTAATTTATTCTTTTTAGAATATATATCAAGACCACAAACCGCCGAAACATTTTTTGAAGATGTACTTATGGCATGTGTATTTTATGGTATGCCAATACTTGCAGAAAATAATAAGCCAAGATTATTATATCATTTTAAAAGAAGAGGTTATAGAGGTTACTCTATGAATAGACCTGATAAAACAATGCATAAATTATCTTTAACTGAAAAAGAAATAGGTGGTATACCTAATTCGAGTGAAGATGTAAAACAAGCTCATGCTGCAGCAATAGAATCTTATATTGAAATGTTTGTTGGTTATAACAACGAACAGTATGGAACAATGTATTTTCAAAGAACATTAGAAGATTGGGCAGCTTTTGATATAAACAATAGAACTAAACACGATGCTTCTATAAGCTCAGGTTTAGCTATTATGGCTTGTAATAAAAACAAATATAGACCAGTGGCTGAAGTTATAAAAAACAAAGTTAATTTAAATTTTGCTAAATATGACAATAAAGGCTTTGAATCAAAAATAATTAATTAGATGATTAATACTAGTGTTAATAGCGCATTTCCAAGTCAGATGGTATCTGAGGAGGAAAAGAAAAGTTTAGAGTATGGTTTGCTGGTCGGGCAAGCTATTGAGTATGAGTGGTTTAGAGGAGGAAGAGTAAATAGTAACAGATGGGTTACAGGTTATCAAAACTATAACAGGTTAAGGTTATACGCTAGAGGTGAACAATCTGTTCAAAAATATAAAGATGAATTATCTAT